TCGGTAATTGTTTCTGACCATTGGGACTGCATCGAAATTATGAACTCAGGCGATGCATAGTGTGCCATCTGCCCTCGGATGGGGTGAGTGTAAGATCCTACAAAGGATGCTCTAATATCTTTCTTTTCCTTCTCAACGTATGGAATTTTAGAAACTACTAATGGAATTGGAATAGCCTTAGCATTATTGCCTCCAGCCCCAAAAACTAAAGTGTCGGGAGGGAGTATTTCTGTGGGGGCATCATCATGAGTACACACACAGTAATACTTTTTACTTGGATCTAACTGATTGAGCTTGTGTTGTATTAGTGCTTGTTTATTTTCTTTGTAAGCGTTAGTCCAAAAAATAGGTATAAGGTATCTGTCTCCGCACTTTTTCCCATGAGCCACAAACATCTCCTCCAAGTAAGGCCCTGTGTGGTATGAGGGATATGTGGGGTAGACTGCCTCTTTTTTGTTTATGTCTGCGAATAGTGCGTTAATTGTTTGCTGATAACTCATTTACAGTATTTGCCACATCAGAAAGTGCGGGGGTTTGAGATATAAAGTGACGCATCACATTATTAAAATTGGTGCAGGGTGGATACGCAGGAGAGTTTGGATTATCTAAGAAGTGCGTGTGTATGCTGACTACATTAGACCCTAAGTATTTTAACTCGCCATTAAAAGTAAAGAAGTCGTTGAACCTAAACTGAGTACGCTCATTATTGAATCTCCACCAGCCCATATTATAAGTTACAGGGAATAGCCCAACATTGTATTGGCCTGTAGAGATTACCTCTGTCATAGGTTTTTGTTCATACATGAACTTTCCACTAAAAGTAAGATCCTTCCAAGCCTTCAAGAACTTCTTTGATTTTACATACACAAAACCTACATTGTACACTCCCCACTGTTCGTCTAGCTGAGGGTTTTGTTGCATATGTGGGCTAACAACACAATCGACTGCTGACTCCATGACGCTAATAGTCTCTTCATCAAAACGATTGAAGAAAACAATGTCGCAGTCTAGCATGAGAACTTTATCACATTCTTTTAAGGCATACTCAGCAGCTTTAAATTTAAAGTTAATAACATCAGAGAAGTTCTTCTGGCTCTGAGCATCTCCCCACTGCTCTCCTTCTTGTAGGCAGTCGGGGTAGGTCTTTACATTTTCCCCTAACTCATTCAAAGCCTCCTCCACATCAGGAGAGCACACCAAATGCCACTCATAGTCATACTGTTCATTGTATGCATGAAATGAAGAGTACAGAAGTTTAAACTCTTTGAGGTATTTTGTCGTTACGACGGAAGATAGTCCAAATTTTTTCATGCGTAGTGTGGGTCGTGGAAGAGAGGAGATCTCACCGATGGATTATAGGGTGTTATTCCTCTTAAGAGATACCATATGAGAAAAAGCCTTTCCATGAAGTACCCTGTTGCTTTTTTATTGCTTACAGTGCCGTAATTAGGCTGGTTTTTGTAATAATCAGAATTGTGTACGTTTTTAAGAGACCACTCAACCATAGGCCAAGAAAATTCCATGAAATCGTTGAATAAATCCTTCCTCATCACCCAATAATTGGCAAAGAACCCTGTGGTATACTTCTGCCAACCCAAAGGCATAGAGTGACCAAAACGCTGCAAAACATCAGCCATATACTCATTTAACCCTGGATGGCAGATTTCAGTCTGTGTATGCAGGGAAATAGGGACGCCTCTACCTTGAACCCTAGTGTCAGGCACAAACAACTCGTACTGACCCCAAGCAACAACACCCCACTTATCAATTAAATCTTGAACCTGTTCTTTTAATTCAAACTTAAAAGGAAACTTATCCAACTGGCGGTGCGAGGTGGTGCCTATCCAGTTATCTTGATCGTAATCTTGGTTCCTCCAATGCCACAGAAAGCAGGCATACTCAGTTAGTTGTAGCCTAGTGCTAGAATCTTCTAACTCAGGACAGTTTTTAAAAAGAGCACCATTAACATCAGGCTCTAACCCGAACCCTTTGTACGGCTCCTCGGAAAACAGATTAGCCTCATCCTGAGAGAAAGGAAAACATTGATAAATCATGACAATTCAAAACCCTCCAGTTTTTTATACAAATCATCTCTACCACATAATTTAAAAGCGTTTTTGTACAAATCAACTCTTAACGCTATGACTTTATTGAGATCAAAATACTCCTCAGTAACTTCATGTAAATTATTGCCTAAGGATTCTCTATGCTTCTTATCTTTAATAACCTTTGTCAGAATTTTAACCCACTCAGCCTTGGGTGCATCAGGCTCAATAAGATACCCAGTCTTGCCATTAAAAATAGTCTCATCATAACAACCAACATTGGAAGCGATAAGAGGAACTTTATACCGACCACACTCTGCAACTTTAATTTCTGATTTAGAGTCATTGAAATCGTTCATCTGGAGAGGGGCGATAGCAATATCAATGTTGGCAAAAATTACCCCATACTGATCAGAGGGTAGCGCATGGTGAACAAACCAATTCTTTGCGCCTCTAAAACCTTTTAGCAGGATCCTTTGATAATTATCCCATACATCTTGCTGCCACTGATCATCTTTTTTAGGGCTGTTAGGATCAACGGGGGGTCTACCAAAGAAATGCCACTCAACATTTTCTCTACCTACCTTCTGATTAACAAAGTGGGGGATGCCAGCAAACTCTTTTACATCCTCCTCATGGTGGATTCCGCCTGCCCAGCCAATCCTGACTAGCCTTTTTCTTTTAGCTGGAACCTTTGGGTGATTCCAGTTAGCGAGGTTGTAATCAATAGAGTTTTTGGCTACGGCAAGAATGCCAGTGCAGTACTTCTGAATTCTTTCTGCGAACTTTCTTTGAGTTACCGTAACAAGATCCGAGTGTGCGTACAAGGACTTAGTAATCTCTGATAACCCTCTCTCCTCGTACACCTGCTTCAGTCGGTGCCCTTCATAAAGGTCAGTTAAAAGATCATCGGTATCAAAGTGAACAAACTTTCCAAACTCTTTGGCCTTCCCTATAATCCGAGCCGTGTATGGTCCTCCGTAGTTATGAATGTTTTGAGTCATTACAACATCAGCCCATTTCATATCCTCAAAGTCCCAATCCTCTTGCCATTGACCAGTCTCTGGGTTTAACCCTAGAGGGTTTTCATTAAACCTGACTTCAAATAAATCAGGGAACTTCTCCGCAATTTTAGCAAAAGGAGCCCATGCCCTGTAGTAAGAGCAACCTCCTTGGTTAGCGGGGCAACACAGTATCTTAATCTTTTCCATATATAAAAAATAAGAGGAACCCGAAAGCTCCCCTTATTATAGACCCTACTTTTTACTTGTTACGCTTTTTTTGTAGGTTTTACAGCTTCAACTTTTTGAGCCGCAACTTCCTCCTCATTGACCGCTTTGGTCGCATCTGAGGAGTGAGCAAGTCCAAGACCAGAGCCAAGGGACTTAAGGGCATCTCCAAATTCCATGTTTTTGTTCAAAGGAACAATTGCCATGACCATGTTGGAATAGTGCTGCCTCTTTCTAGGACTAAAGACAGCACACCCGCCCTCCCAAGCAGCAAGGCTGGGAAGGAAACCTTTCAACAAGGTCCAAAGAGTATCGAGGAATCCTCCAGGGGTGTCGGTAGTTCCTTCACCCATGAATCCCTCAACCATAGAACAGGACATCAGACCCGTTCCAAGTAGAACCGCAAATGCGGCAGGTAGAATAATATTTTTCATGATTGTAATCTTTCCATGTAATCATCATCACCAACGTCTGTAGTAGGACGGTTGATGTCGTTAGCAGATCTCTCAACCGCAGCAAAAGGGTTGATACTTTCAGCGATCTGCTTAAGCTCCTCATAATCTTCCAATTTCACGAGAGACTGGATATCATGAAGAGAGTCCATCCACTCAGCAACCTCTTTGCCACTACCCGCAGGGGTAGACTTAGGGCGAGGTGCGGACTGGTCGTACTTAGGCCACTGGCCCTCCATGATCTTAATGATCTTAAAATCATGACCATTTTCGGGGTCAGTGATGTCACCATAGTCTGGGTCAACCATGGCCGCAATAATTTTCTTGAAGAGGATGATCCCTATAGAAAGGATTTTTACTTCTCCAGTCTCCCTATCAACAACATTCATGTAGTAGCGGTCACGCCCTTTGATTTGCCGCGCAAGATTCTCATCTTTCGTAGGCTCCTTCCACAGTGAGTAGTAGAGGTTGCAAATAGGGCACTGCTCACCATGCACTTGACGGCAGTGAATGTTCTTCACGGTGCCATCGGGCATGGGAATCCTATGCAACTTGGTCATCGCATAGAAGTTATCGTCATCCGCTTTGGGAGGAAGAATACGGACGGTGTTTGTACCATCCTCAATTTTAAGGAAGGTATCTGACATACCTCCCCCACCCGTAGCCTTGCCTGAAAGCTGTGAGTGGATTTCCTTAATCTTATCTAAATCAATAGCCATGATAAACTCCTTTGTAGTTGGTTGGGGCTGTGAGTGCTATAATAGGCAGACGGTGCCAGTAGTGTTAGCTGTAAATGTTTTTTTCTGCTCGCATATTTGCCGACAGTTGGACAAGTAGATCTTTCTTTTGCCCTAAAGATTGAACTAAACTCCTAAGCATATTATACTTCAAAGTTAATTCGTTTACCTCAAGGCAGATGCGCCCGTACTCCTCTTGAGACAGCACATAATCATCCAAGTCTTTTGCAGTCGGTTTCTTTGCAAAGCCTTTCCCCTCTTCTGTTCTTTCTTTTCTTGTTCTAGCCATGTACATGGTTAGCTCAAGATTTTTATCATCTAGTTTCTTTTTACAAAGATCCTGCATTGCTGAGTAATAGGAGTAGTGGCTGGCGTGTCGAGACAACTCCATATCCATGTTTGTCCTATCAATCTTAGTAATGCTTTGACAGATCTCATTATATGTATCCATGTCAAGCTCATTAATGATCTGATTTATATCTATTTTAGGCATAATAATTCTCTCGCTAGTTCAGGGTTTAGTCGAGCGAACATAATCATCGCTCTAGACATTGTAATAGTCACAGCCTCGTTTGAAGTTGTTATAGATTCCTCACTTTCATCACCCGCTCCTCCTAACCCACAGAAGTCTAAGAAGATATGACAAATCTCATGTAACAAGGTTTCTCTTGCAGGAGCGTCTTCCATCTTTTTTTCTAAACTAATAACATAGCTGTCGAAATCACAAGTTCCCCAACAGGAGGATTCTCCTGATTTCAAGCCCGATACAAGTTTAATATCAAATACGGCCCACCCTACATCAACGCGACCATAAACAAGACCTTGATTGGAGATCAGATCAAAAAGATGATTACTCTTCTGGCTCATAGGGATCAGCCTCGCTTAAAGTTAGGGTGCTGTAATCAATGGAGACGGGTACAACAAACCTCTGCTTTCCATTTCTAGACTTCATAACATAACACCTCATTTGACCGTCATCGAACTCCTCCTCTGTTTGGTTCAGAGAGATGGCATAATCGCAAGTTCTAATCTTGCCGTAAGCATCGGCTAGTTCCGCATCAGTAATCAGTTTCACCGACCTACCTTGTCGGTTAGTCTGTGTTGCAGTCCAAACCAAAACATCACACTCTACAGCAAGACCTCGTAACTCTTCAGAGATCCTCTGCTGTGCCTGATACTCTGCCAAACCATCTCGCGTTGGGCGTAATAGTTCAAGATAATCAATGAGAATCACATCAGGCTTAAAGTCCTCGTAGTTCTGCAACTGAACCAATAGAGACCTGATATCATTGATGTTAGCGAGGCCCGTAGGGAACTCCTTAATCATTAGTTGACCGTCAGGAAACTTATCACCGAACAACTGAAGTCTCTTTTGTAGCAAAGAGAGGCTGTCCTTAAGTTTCTTCTGCGGAATCAAGGTCATCACTGAGTCGAAACGGGCTGCAATCCTATCCTCGCTCATCTCCAGACTGATATAGAGAACCTTTTTGTTTTGCATCAAGGCAGAAACACCTTGATTCACCAAGTAAAGACTCTTACCCACCCCAGGAGGAGCAACGACCATGGCTAGTTCTTTATTGCCAAGCCCACCCTCAAGCTCTTTAGACAAGGTATCAAACACCGTAGGGTGACGATTGCCCTTATCACTATTTAGGCTACGTTCAAACCGAGCCATAACATCAGAGAAATAGGCTTGTCCTAGATCAACATTCCTGTTGATGCAGAGTGCTTCACGAACAAGCTCTTCAATTTCTCCCATCCGATCATCTTTAAGCAGCCCAATACTGCTGGTGATCGCATCGCGCATAGCGGACTTTTGCGCGAAGGTCTCAATGATATCCATGAAGAACTCCGTATGTCCAATGCAGGAAGCATCCATGGAGTTAACCTTGTAGAGTTCGTCATCATAGTCAGACAAGTCCTCCTTAGGGGTCTTGAAGTCTTTAACGCACTCCAATAGATGTAGGTCCTTAGGAATATCTTTGTAGTCCTCATAGTACCTGCTAATGGCCTGATAAATGTTTGAGTGAATCGGGTACTCAAAGTATTCAGGCTTGACTAGGGAACTAATCTGAAGATAAAAATCCCTGCTGTACTTAGCAAGGAAGAGGATCCCACGCTGGATATCGTCGCTAAAATCGTATTTCATTATTGAGGCTTTCGTTGAAGTGTCTCGGCTATGTCAATGTTCCTATCATTATAGACTGCTTCGGTCATTTTCTTCGACCTTTCCATCGCTTCTTTTGCCTCATACTCAGTTCGCCTCCGAACCTTACCCTTCTCTGCCATCTTCTCATAGTTAGGTGTCATTCTTGAGTAATGCTTCCATCCTGTTTTTATAGACTTCTCAGAAGCCTTAATCGCCTTATCATAAAAGTCTTCAGCAGTATCTTTGTCCATACCTTTGTTGTAGTACTCTCTCGCTCTAACGCGATTAGTATGGCAATCACCCTTCATCCTGAACGTGGTTACGGAAGACCAGTTTCTTCCACACATTTTACCGCACTCAGGGCACTCAGTTTCCTTTGGTGCCTTACCTAAAGGGTGGTCCTGTTCCCAGACTATCTCACAATCGTTACAGATCCAGTCGTATTTTGTCACCCCTGCTCCTCAGAAAGTCTAGCATTAATCTCAATCCACTTCTCTTCCGCTTCATCTTCTATACGGATGGCATCAACAGGGCACTCAGGTTCACACGCACCACAATCAATGCACTCGTCAGCGTGAATAAACATAGGAAGATTAGCAAACTCTTCTTTAGGCTCTACTTCATAGATACAATCTACAGGGCACACCTCTACACAAGCTGTGTCTTTGGCTGCTACACAAGGTTCTTGTATTACATAGGTCATTCGGTTTCTCTCCATTTAAAAAGAACAGCTTTTCGTTGCTCGTTCTTTATGATATCAATCACGGCATCGGTCTGCTCCCAAGGCAGTTTCCTCTCATGTGTTATCCTTTTCCACATGCTATCTACCTTAGTCTTACGCATCTGCTTTACACAAGCTGTTCTGCATTTTTCTTCTGCTTTTGTGATTAATATTATACCCTCTGGGCTGTCCTTTTTAATACCCTCTCTGTTAATTTTTTTCATCTCTGATGTAGAGTCCATCAAAGCAATCCAATCAACCACTCCTGGCTGTCGAATCATGCGTAGATCGCTTAGTCCGCAAATATTGTCTTCCGCATCAGCTACCCACTCAATGGCAGAGTCCACCATAAAAGTGTGCTCCATCATCGGAGGTAAACATGCAGTTAGAAAACCGAGAAAGAACCCCATTACCCTAACCACTCAAACAATCCATATAAAAGTAGTGAGCCTAATGTGGCGTAAAGTATAGCCAACGCTATTATCTCTCGCGTAACCTGATCATCTCTCCTACGCGCCACAATCTCCTCCTGCTAAAGAGCAAGCCTCTCCTGTTTCAACAGATGCTGTCTTGTCTTCTTTCTGCATATACTTCACAATATTTTCCTCTGTAAGTGCGATAGCCTCTAAAGGCTCATTACCTTTCGAACCTGCGCGATAAACCGTGAGTCCTTTAAGGTAGGGGGCATAATCAAGAGCCGCTTGAGAAAACTCTTCAGGAGTCGAAGTTGCGGGAAGATTGATTGTTTTTGAGATGCATGAATCCATGTACTTTTGGACCGTAGCTTGTACCTTAATATGATCTTCGGGGGCCACATCGTAGGCTCCGACGAAGTTATCCAACGGTTTGCCTTGCTCGTGCCACTCTTTGAATAAGGGGTCAACAACTAATTGCTCCTTCCACACATTTGCTTGACGATATCTACGGTTATACATAGCAGAAAAAATTGGCTCAATGCCGCTGCTGATACCGTGTAGCATAGAGATCGTTCCGCAGGGAGGTATTGTAAGCATGACAGCGTTCCTAATACCGTGCCGCTTAATAAGCATCCTAATACGAGCGGGGAGAGTTTTTGCGTAATCTTCATTTAAGTATTTTTTGTAATCAAACTCTGGGAAAGGGCTCTTATCTCGTGCGAGGTATATTGACATTTTGTAAGCCTCGTCCCGTATTGTAGAGAATAGTCTATCTAAAAACTCCAAACACTTTTCACTACCATACTTAATCCCAAGCTGAATAAGCATATAATGTAAGCCTGTGACCCCCAAGCCAATGCGGCGGGATCGCTCACCAACTCTTTTGCATGTGTCCGTAGGGAACTTATTGACCGTAAGAACATTGTCTAAGAATCTAATTCCTGTACGAACTGTGCGAGCCAATCGCTTCCAATCAAGATCGCTGCCATCGTCAAGCACCATATTGCTGAGATTAATATTACCGAGGCAACAGTTTCCATAGGATGGTAACGATATTTCCCCACAAGGATTGGTCGAATCAAGGCTTTCAAAATACGACACATTAGTATATTTATTAGCCAAGTCGATGTTATAGATACCAGGATCTCCAGATTCTACGGAATTTTTCCAAATTAGATCCCATAAATCCCTGGCTTTAATGTCTTTACGACCCTGACAAACAAAAGTATCTTTCCAGTCTTTTTTGTGGAAGTTTTCTGCACGGGCTGTTGCATCCTCTTCATCTAGACCAATAACATAAACAATTTCATCATTGTTACGCAACATCTCATATGAATGGTACTCCTTGTTATTAAAGGAAAAGTACCACTCCTCGTCCAACTCCACTGCTTCTAGGAACCTATCGGTAATCGCAACAGAAATATTAAAGTTATTGAGTTGTCCTTGATCTAACTTTACAGACAAAAACTCAAGTAGATCAGGGTGGGTAACATTAAGGATACCCATAAGAGCAGTTCTACGATTCTTACCAGCACGGACATGTTCACCTACCTCATTAATCATTTGAAGGACAGAGACTGACCCTGGTGCCGAGTTCTTAACGCTACCAATGTGATCGCCTCTAGGTCTGATTTTAGATACATTAAAGCCTACTCCCCCACCTGCACAAGAGATTCGATACATGTCCTGTACAGTTTTTCCAATGGAATCCACACTATCTTCTGGAATGATAACATAGCAGTTAAGCATATTATGATTCCCACGGTTACGGCCAGCACCATAAATGATTCTACCGCCTGGGATAAGGTCCCCAGAACCAATGGCATCGTAAAATGCCTTCTCAACTTTTTCTTTATCTTCATCTCTTTCTGCTGAAGCGATAGTCCTCGCAATAACTTTTGCTCTTTCACCCCACTTAGTTTCGCCAGGGTAGGCGTACCTTGATTCAAAGATCTCTTGACCAAGTTCATTTAAATTTGCTAGTGCCATTTGTTAGTTTTGATACTCCTTTGGATTTAATTATAGACAG